GCCATAAGCAAAGACAGTTGTACTGGCGTTGCCGCTATAACTATTCTTTGTGGTTGTGCTGCTAACTGTCATTTTCTGTCTCCAAACACTTGCTTAATGTATCACTTATTTACATTTACGGCTAGTATGCTTTATTAGTCTTAGGTAAATCTTCCGTTGCGACTTTGATTGCGTTCTGTATTCCAAGGGCATTTGAGTACGGTAGTATCGTTGCTAAAGATCTTGCCCTACCTCTTGTCATCCTTATGTCAGGGTTTAAACCAGCCCTAGTTAAAGAAGGCAAAGCATTTTGTATCCCAGCCGCGCCAAAAAGAACCTGATAAGTTGGGTTGCCTGTGATAAAATTAGAATCTAAACCAGAACTTCTATAAGAAAAAATGGGGTCAGGAGAGTAAAACCCATAAACAGTATCCAGCGCACCTGGAATAAAAGCAGCATAACTTGATCTTGAAAATGCAGCTTTGCCAATCGCCAGTGGCGTCAGCCTTTTTTCTTTAAATTCTTTCTTTTCTTCCTTATTCAAACCTATAGACTGAATTTGCATTTGTCCTGCGTAAGCAAGGCCAGCGGTCAATGACGAATACATCATTGCCTGATACCCTCTCATATCATTTATTTTTACATTATGAAGAAGCTGTTTGGCGTGAGACACAGCCATAAATGTCCTAAACTGAACAAGCACTTTGCCATATTCTTTTGTCATAAAGAGGCTTAAATTACCCACATCATTCTGTTGTATTGCTGTCCTTGTCCATCTTGACACAGCAATCCCAAAAATATCTCTTGCCTCTGCATCCCACTTTTCAAGATTTATTTCTCTTAGCTTTTTGTTTTTAAACAAATAAGAATTAGATGTTTTGGCGTGTTTTTTAATGTTGTCGAAAACTAATTTAGCTTGTTCATCTCCTAAACCAAGACTTCTCATTCTGTTTAAACTTAAAGATTTATTTGAAAACGCCAAATCAGTAAGAGTTTGGCAAACAATCCTAGCAGTGCCACGTTCTAAGCCAAGCGTTATGGGGGCCATTCCTGATATATCTGCTGTAATTCTTTTTGCTTGATCTGATTTTCTTTGCAGGCCGTCTAGTATGCCTCTGCCATATGGAGAATTTGTCTCTAACTGATCTACTCTGTGAAGCATTTGGTTAGTCATTCTCTCTGACCCAGTGCCGTAAAATGCTTCTATATCTCTTAAAACAGGATCAGTTATTTCTCCATTCTCAGCCCTTTTTATCATAGCTCTAAAATCAGGTGACGCTTGCAACAAACCTCTTATTCCACCAGCTTGAACAGCGTTGCCAAGTTCAGCAAACTGAGCAAATCCAACTTGGTTCATTAACCTAATAAAATTGTAATCTTGTATTAACCTAGATATTTTCATATAAGGGTTATCAATATCAGGTGAGTTTGGTGGCCTTCTGCCAAGTATCATGTTGTAAATTGTCCTAGATACTTCCTCTTCCTTCTTTATTCTTTTAATATTTCTAGCTCTTGTTTTTCCAACACCCTCATTTTGAGCATAATCTTTAGCTTTGTTAATCATGCTTTCAAAATCAGTTTCAGATTTAATACCCTTTTTAGCCAAAGCAATACGCCCAGACATTTCATTAGCGTATAAAGTAAACACTTGTTCAGCGTCACGCTCTTGCAAATTTTTAATTGAAAAAGCTTCTAGCTGCCCTGTTTCTTTATTAACAGCCTCTAGCTTTGTATTCATATCAAAGCGCAACCTATACTTAGAGCGAGATGGAAGCCCTGTCTCTTTCTGTTCAAACAGGCCAAGAAGCCTATCTATTTCATCATCAGTGAACTTACGGAAACCCTCAGTGCCTTCTTTCCCAAAATTTTCCTCTTTCATTATTTGTTTTAAAGTTTCTCTGCTATCGGCAGTGAACAACCTTGAAAAACCAGAATCCAAACCAGCTAAATCATTTTTAATTTTTAAATTCATAGCTTTAGCAATTTGCGTGGCGGCATCTTCTGTTAAATCTGTAGTGCCGTTTATTAGCCCCTGCTTCAACAAAGCCTCAATGCCGTTATCGCCAAACTTAGTTCTGGCATCTTCAAATTTAAATTTGTTCCACCTGTGAGTAAAATAAGTTAAATCTTTTGGAATGTTCTCAAAGCCCTTAACGCCAGCCTCTTTCGCCTCTGCTAACAAATCAGAATAAATTTTAGCGTTTCTTTGCGCCATTCTTTTAACTGCTGGGGAATGTATGCCATCTGGGTTTTCTATTGCATCAGCAACTTGCTCTCCAAAAGCAGACCTGTTTTTGGATTTATGTTTGCCAAACATCCCAAGTTTGTTTTCTTTTGCCCACGCCTTGTATTCAACTCCATAAGTCTGATAGAACTGCGCCAACTTACCTTTAAAATTGTTTGTTTTCAAAAGGTCTGCTGTTGATTCGATAACATTATCGCCACGCTTTCTAACGGCATCTTCGCCAAGAATACGCCCTAAACCGTTGATAATTGGATTATCAGAACTTAACATATAATTAGCCATGTCTATGCGAATTCCAGAAAACTCTGACTTCTGCATTTCTCCAAAACTCTCAACTAATTCATCAGTGCCTTCCCTTTGGGATCGTATCATCTGAGGTGGATCATACGGATTTTCTGCTGCACCAGCACTTTTCTCATCTAACAAAGCTAGTTTTGAATTAGCTTCTATCTCAGCTTTTTGAGCCTTTTCTACTTCTGACAACAAAGCTTCGTGTGCTTGGCGCAACTCTGTTTCATTGCCTACAGAACGCCCTAAAGCACCTATGCCACCACCAAGAAGCATACCAGCCACACCAGCGTATAAAACATCATACTCATCTCTGGTGACGCTTTCATTCGCTATGTAGCCTTCAATGGCAGCATTTGTTGCCGCACCGCCTATAGCACCTCTTACAATCCGTCCAACCCTAGATAGCTTATTACCCCATATTAAAGGTGCTGCAATGCCTTCTGTCATTACAGTAACACCAATAGCACCAGGGTCAGCCATGTTTACACCCAACCTTAAAGGAACACCAGACCACCCCCATGACTGCATCTTTTTTTCATTTTCTACAGATTTTAAAACTTTCTCACGCATTTGCCTTGCGTGTGCTTCACTAACAGTTTCCTCTAAAAAGTCGTGGTAATCTTCTGGGATGTCAGCCGTAAGCTCATTAAAGAGTTCTTCGTCTAACCCTTCACGCAAATAATTTTCATCAGGAGCAAATTCTTCGTTACCTTGAAAGATATACGAGGTCATCCAATCTTCTTCTTTGCTAGCCCCAATAAAATCAGAAAATGAAACTTCTGGCATTTCTGCCTTTTGTTTTTTCTCCTGATCGGCTAAAGCAAATGCTTGAAACTCTGGCGTTCCTACTGGGGTTGCCTGTGTTGGCCTGATGAATTGATCTTCTTCAGCCATTATTGCTTACCGCCAATTTTCATTTTTACTGCTTCTCTAGTTTGACGAAACCCTTGTATATTAGCACTGTCTCTATCTTCCAAATAATCCGATTCTCTTTGCAAAGACGTTGCAGATTCGGCTAAAGCCTTATTTATTTTTTCTAACGTTTTTTCTTTTTTAGTTTTTATTGCCTCATCGTTCATGTTAATAAGCTGTTCTTTGGTATAAGACATATATTTTCCATCTTCATTTTGCACAGGAAAACCGCCATCCCGCACCACATAAAATAAGCTACTTGACCCAGTAATATTTAAAAGTCCAAGGTCTGCCCTGTCTAAATTACTAGCTTCCAACATTTCTTTATTGCTGTTTACAAAATTATCTATAACAAGATCGTTAATATCGCTTATGTTAGCTAGTTTTCCGCTGGGGCTAAAATCTTCCAGCTTTGGAATAAGCATATTACCAATCAGTACATGAGTTGCCGCAACTTGTTCACCAGCCCTTGTAAGCGCATCGCTTTCAGAAACACCCATTTTCAAATATTCTTTTGCAAGATTTTTTATTTCTTGCGTCATGTATCCTGTGTTTTGCGGTGGATCAAAATCAAATTTATACCAAGGCTGATCTACAATGTTATCAACACTAACATCGACTTGCTCTCTAATCCTATTCATTGAAACTGATATGTTTATATCAGACCGCTGAAGCCTCATTTGTTCTAACGCACCAGTATCGCCATAAACATCCCGCAATGTTTCAAAACTTCTCCACCATGTTAAATCTTCTTTTTTCACATGGTTGCTTAAAACATCTTCTCTTATATTCATGTTTTCAAAGACGGAAATACCCAATCTGTCATCGTCATCAATGTCGATTTTGTTGGGGTCACTTAATCTGCTTTTTGTCCTAGACAAAAGATTTTCAAAAAATTCTGATTTTACGCCATTGTTTTGCAAATAACTCATCTGAGCTTGCGGATCATCTTGCCTATCATTAAGAGCTTTATTTATTACAGTTTGTAACTCTTTAGGCTTAAGCCCTATGGCATCTTTATTAAGCAACAAATTGCCACTTTCCCCAGATGTTACACCCTGAGAAACCCGAACCGCGCTTTCATTTTTTGTTACCAAGGAACCTCTGGCTTTTGCAATTTTGCTAAGTACGGAAGCTGAAGCATCTCCCAACTTACCATCTCTGCCAGACAAAACCCCATTTGGACTTATTTCGTTTATTAACAAATCCTCTGATTGCTGTAACAAAGATTGCACTTCAGTGGCATCATACTCCTCAGAATCTAAAAGTCTTGATGCTTTTTGTTGAAGCTGTTGTGAGGCTTCGACAACAGCACTATCTGCCTCTAATGATGTCTTGTTGTTTTCACTAAGGCTCTCAGGCGAATACAATGCTTTAGCCATACCTACAACCTCTTCAGAAGAAGTTACGGTATCAACCATGTCTTGTTGTACGCTATCAGCAAGACCTTTAAACAAAGGCTCAGAAACACTGTTTTTTAAAGCAAGGCGTTGACCGTTACCTAATTTTGAAGTGTCTACAACAAGTTCTTCCCCTTCATCATTGACGCCCTGATAAGCCTCACCCTTCATTATAGCGTCTTGAAGTCCATCTTTGTCTTGAAAATCCACAGACAAAGCTGCAATAACCCCTATTTGGTTATCATAAATTTCTTTTTTTATTTCGGCTTTTCTTGTTTTTATTCTACTTCTTAAAGTTTGTTGCCCCCCTGCTGGAAGCCCAGACTTTTTAATGTCCTGTTCAATGGTGTCAAATTGACTGTCATCAAGTGACGCATCAATTCTGTTTCCTAAATCAAGCGTTGCAAATCCTAACTTTACTGACCTTTTGCTATAACCTGTTCTTAAGCCGTCTAAAGCATAGCTATCTATGTCGCTATCTATCTCCGTTGAAAGACGAATTCTGTCAGGGTGATTTGATGGTAGTATTGACGCTTGTTGAATTTTAGTCGCTAATGTTTCTTTTGCGGATTGAGTGCGTACAAGCTGGCCTCTGGCAAATGTTTGATTCTCACCTTTAAATCTATAAGACAGTGCGGTAGAGCTTAAAGATTGAGAAAGTGCGGCCCTTTGGCTTTTTGTTAAATCTTTTCTTGCTTTAATGTCATCAATGTATTTTTTAGAAAAAGCATCAAACGAGCTATTAAATTTTGTTGTATCTGTCTCTATGCTGTTTCTTGAAAACTCGTTAGCTTTTTTAGAAAAATCTTTGAAATATTCATCACCTTCTTTTTTTAACTCGGCCTCTTGCTGCCTTTTCCCAAATTGAAATGCAGCATCTTCTATAGCATTACCTAAAGCGGAAAATCCTTTTTGCGCGGCAGTAAACGTACCTTCATTAGCGCGAGTTCCCCTTACCACTTGCGGGGCAACCGCTGGCCCAAGCCCTTGATTATATAGAGGTATCTTTGGCATATCTTATCCCATCAAAGTTGCAGCTTTAGAGCCACTATTTATTAGGCTTGCGTATGATTGGTATTTTAAACCAGAAGCCTTAGCTTTCCCACCTAACCTTGTCATTGCCGCTTCTTGAGTTTTTGCGGCTTGCTCCCTGCTACTAGCTTGCTGAATATTAAGAGCGTCTAATTCACCAGCTTGATAAGTGTCAAACAATGCTTGCAAGGGTGTGCCAGTCATTTGAACCCCAGAGGCCGCTGTAGCTAACCTTTGTGTTCCAACCAACCTTTCAAGACCAGCCCTTAAACGCACTTCTTCTTTAGCCTTAACTTCAGCAAGAGCAACCTTTTCCTGTTCTGCAACTTGAGCATTATATTCAGCAATTTTCTGCACTTGCTTTGCTTCAGCTTGCTTTCCCTTGAAAGACATTGTGCCGCCCACGGCAGTTCCTACTGCTGCCATTGTAATCGGATCCATTATTGCACCCTCGCATAACGATAGTAGTCAGTGCCATCTAGCCCAAACTTTCTCATTAGCCCCTCATTTTCAAAGCCCAACCAACCTATAAAA